AAGCATCGGTGGCTAACTACTTAGGTCGATCTGATCTAACATCGGTTATCCCCGACTTTATTAGTTTTGCAGAGTTGCGAATGTCTAGAGACTTACGCACTCGGCAGATGTTAAAGTCAGCTACCGCACTAACAGTAGGTGGTGATGGCAAAGTAGCCTTACCTACAGACTTTTTAGAGATTCGTGATTTGCATATTCAAGGTAGCCCAAGAGTACCAATTAGTTATTTATCACCTAGTTCGTTTACAAGAGACTCTAGGGCAGATGAAAGTGGCAAGCCAAATTACTACACAATTTTGGCTAGTGAATTTGAATTAGCGCCAAAGCCAGATACAGCTTATACATTGGAGATTCTGTATTATGCTAAACCTACTGTATTGTCTGCTTCTAATGCAAGTAATGTATTTCTTGCTAATTATCCAGATGCTCTCCTCTATGCCTCTCTTTTAGAAGCAGAGCCATATTTAATAAACGATGCAAGAAGTCAAACATGGGCAACTTTGTACGACAGAGCAATTGCAAATATTACTAATGCTAACGAAAGTAGCGAGTATTCGGGCGTTCCACTACAAATCCAAGTAACATCAAGATAAGGAAATAACATGGCTGAAATGTCAAACTACCTAGAAAATGCATTAGTCAATGCAACTCTAAGAAATACAACTTATACATCTCCATCTACAGTTTATGTTGGTCTCTATACTAGCGATCCAACAGATGCTAATACAGGCACAGAATGTACTGGTGGTTCTTATGCTCGTAAGTCGGCTACTTTTGGCGCGCCTAGCAATGGTGCATCAGTAACTACAGCAGACATTACATTCGACCAAGCCACAACCTCTTGGGGAACAATTACCCATATTGGTATCTTGGATGCACTTACTAGCGGTAATCTTTTGTATCACACACCACTTACGACATCTAAAGCAATTGATACAGGCGATATTTTTAAGATTGCATCTGGTAGTCTTTCAGTTACTCTAGCCTAATGGCATTAACTCTCGAACAGTTAGATCAGTTCGGGACTTTAGAGCAAGTACCATACTCATTCGATCATACTTGGGAAACAGACGAAGTATGCGGTAATTGGAGATTAGAGGACATGGATTCCCTTGGGAATCTTGACCAACTAAAAATCTCATTTGATGACCCAGTATGGACTACTCTCTGCGTTAAGTTCCCCTCTGCATCTATTACAGCAAATGCCACAGTAGGTGCGGATGGTGTTCGTCAACGCACAGGTGAGGCTATTGTTACAGCCGATGCTTCTGTCGTAGCAGCAGGACAAAGAACAAGAAATGCTAGTGCAGACATAACCGCAGATGCAACTGTAGTTGTTAGTGGTTCTATTGTTAAAAGCGGATCAGCAAGCATTACTGCTGATGCCACAGTTAGTGCAGAGGCAGTTAGAGTATTGGTCGGGGAAGGACTAATTAATGCAATCGCAACAGTTAATGCAACAGGAAACGCAATACTGGTTGGATCTGCTGATGTCAATGCAGAAGCAAGTGTGGCAAGCACAGGCATTCGAGTTAGAACAAGCGATGCAACAATTACAGGCAATGCTTCTGTGGAATCAGGAGCTATTAGGATTAGAACATCTGTTGCAGATATTACAGGGTCGGCAACAGTAACAGCTTTAGGCGGTGTTCAATATTCTGGTCAAGGAATTATTGTTGCTAATGCTTATGTTGATGCACAAGCAAGAGCAATTTACTCTGCAAGCGGATTAATAACAGCAAATGCCACAATCGTAGCAAGTGGCAATGTATTAGGCGATAATTGGACAGACGAAACAGTAGGTTCAGAAACTTGGACAGGTATATCAGCTAGTTCTACAACATGGACAGCACAAACAGCAGGATCAGAGTCGTGGACAGGAATTACAGCTACAACGACAACTTGGACACAAATATCTAGTGGAACAGAACAATGGCAATAAGCAGAGTAACATTCGGAGAATGGACACCAGATCAGCCAGGTCTTACTAATGGACTGCGTAGAGCAGAGAATGTCTATCCTAAACTTGTAGGCTATGGTGCTATTCCTATTGCTGTAGATTACTCGGCAGCAGCATCCGAGAACCTTAACAATGTAGTAGCAGGCAAAACAACTTCAGGTGGAACAACTGTATTTGCTGGTGGTTCTACAAAACTATTTAAATTAAATTCTGGAACATTAGCATTAAACAATGTATCAAAATCAGGAAACTATACAACCCCTACCGATCAGCGTTTTAGATTTACACAGTTTGGTAATGTCATTGTTGCAGCTAATGGCTACGATAAATTACAGGGATTTAACTTAAACAGTTCTTCTTTATTTGCAAACCTTGCAGCAGATGCACCAGAAGCGCGATATGTAACTGTAGTGCGCGACTTTGTAGTGTCTGGGTATCAATCAAGTTATCCAAACAGGGTGCAATGGTCAGCATTAGGAGATGAGTCTAGTTGGACTACATCCGCTACAACACAAGCAGACTATCAGGATATTCCTGATGGTGGCTCGGTAGTAGGTGTTACAGGTGGTGAGTTTGGTCTAATCTTCATGGATCGAGCAATCCATCGAATGTCTTATATTGGCAGTCCTTTAGTCTTTCAGTTCGACAACATTAGTCGTAACTTAGGATGTTATGAGGCTAATTCAATTATTCAGTATGGTGGCACAGCTTTCTTCTTAGGCGATGATGGCTTTTATGCCTGTGATGGACAAAATGTAATTCCTATTGGTAGCGAAAAGGTAAACCGATTTTTCTTTGATAATGTAGATGAGGGTACTTTGTACCTTATGTCAGCAGCAGCAGATCCAGTAAAAAAACTTATTATTTGGGCATACGCATCTAATAGTTCTTCTACACCTGATAGCCTACTTATTTACAACTATCAGACTCAAAAATGGTCTAGTGGTACAACTTCTGTAGACAGAATAGCATCAACCTCTACTCCTGCTGTTACTTTAGAAGGCATGGATACCTATGGAACATTAGAAACCATCCTTACTAGCTTTGATAGCAGGCTTTGGCTTGGTGGAAAACTACAGTTAGCTGGTGTAGATGGTGCAAAGATTGTTACCTTTACAGGTGCTAACGCTACAGCATATTTAGAAACAGGCGATATAGAAGTACCAGGCTCTACTTCTTCAATCACAATGGTTAAACCCATCGTAGACGATGGCTCTGGGTCGGTAGCTTTGTTATCTCGCAGACTTTTATCGGAGTCCACAGCATTTGGCTCTCAGACCGCAGCAGATAGCGAAAATAGAGTGTCTGTGCGTGGTATAGGGCGGTATCATCGTCTACAATTAACACCCACAGGTAGCTGGACATCCGCAGTAGGATTGGACATTGATTTAAGCTCATTAGGAACTAGGTAATGTTTAGAGTTTTACCACCATTCGGATCAGATCAGCGTGGAATTGCTGAAGTAGTCAATGGCATTATGAATGGCAAGACAAACAATACAGGTACTGTTACATTAGCGACAGGAAATGTAACAACGACTACTATTACAGATGCTCGAATTGGTATAGATTCTATAATTTTGTTAGCACCTAATTCGGCTGCTGCTTTTGCTGATACTGCCCCTTATGGCTCTTTTCAAGACTCTACAGACCAAACAGCAGCAAGCACTACAGTTGCATATCCAATGACATTTAACACCACAGATTTTTCTAATGGTGTTTATTTGTCAAATAGTAGTCGTTTAAATGTAAGAAATGCTGGTATCTACAATTTGCAATTTAGCGCACAGTTAGAAAATACAGATAATGCACAGCATGATGTAGATATTTGGTTTAGAAAAAATGGCACTAATATTACAGCATCAAACAGTATGTTTACTGTACCAGCAAGAAAAAGTGCAAGTATTTATGGTCATGTTATTGCAGCTATAAATTACTTTGTAGAACTTGCAGCAAATGATTATGTAGAAATTGTATGGCGAACAGAAAATACAGCGGTTACATTAGAACAAACAGCAGCACAATCTAGCCCAACAAGACCAGCAACACCATCTGTTATAGCAACAATGCAATATGTAGCTCCTAATGCAATGGACAATGTTTATGTCAGCGCACAAACTAGTGGAAGCGCAACACTTACGCATTTTTCTAATAACACAGCAAACAAAACTTACAAATATATCATCGTAGGATAGGAAAATTATGGCAACAACTACACAAACCTCGCAGATAGATCCAGCACTATTGCCCTACCTTACCCAAGGTTTAGAGAGGGCGCAGAGTCTGTTTCTTACAGGTCAGCAACCACAGTTCTTTCCTGGTCAAACCTATGTTAGCCCATCGGCTGCGACTACTGAGTCTATTGCCCAACAAGAGGCTATTGCTCGTCAGCAAAGCCCTGTTCTACAACAGGCTCAACAGGCTTATCAGGCATCTTTAGGTCAAATCGGACAGACTGCTGGTGGTGGGTTCTTAAATGCGAATCCTTATCAACAAGCAATGATGGAAGCTGCTACTCGCCCATTAACCCAACAATTTAGCCAATCCGTTTTGCCAGGCATATCGAGCCTTTACAGCAAGTCTGGTCGTTTGGGTAGTGGTGCTATGGAAAGAGCATTAGGAACGGCTACAGAGGCTTATGGGCGGTCTTTAGGGGATATTACAGCCAATATCGCTGGAACACAGTATCAACAGGAAAGAGGACTACAGCAACAGGCTCAGTTACAACAGGCTCAGTTAGCTGGTTTAGCACCTCAATTCTATGGTCAGCAATTCCTACCATCTCAGACACTAGCCCAAGTTGGCGCACAACAAGAGGCAATCGCTGCACAACCACTACAAGAGCAGTTGGCTCGTTATCAGTTCGGACAACAGTTACCCTATCAACAGTTACAAGGCTACTTATCGTCTGTCTATGGCACTCCATTAGGAAGTTATGGCACACAGACAACTACCGCGCCTACCTATCAGAATCGTGGTGCTGGCATCCTTGGCGGTGGAATTGCAGGTGGTTTAGGCGGTTACGCATTAGGTCAAGCATTCCCTGCTATCGGTGGAACTTATGGTGCATTGGGTGGTGCAGCACTCGGTGGATTATTAGGTGGTGGCTTCTTCTGATAATAGAAAAACTTAGTCTACATCGGTTAGAGGAGTTTTTTGAACTGGTTACCAAAATGGTAGCCGAAGCAGAGTTTTCTTACGCAATACCTGAGAAACACAAGATTCTACATTTATTTAAGAATCCTAATGCAGTCGCTTTTATTGCAATAGAACACAACAGAATTGTTGGGTTTATATCTGGTCTATCGCATGAATACTTTTTTAGTAATCGTAAGCGAGTAAGCGATTTAGGGTTCTTTGTATTGCCTGAGTATCGAGGTAGTAGAACTGCACTTAAGCTAGTAAAATCACTAGAAACTTGGGCTAAAGATATGGGTGCAGATGATCTGCATTTAGGACAGACAACAGCAGTAGACATGGATAAAACCAGACAGTTTTATGAGAGACTAGGTTATAAAACTGTTGGCTTTAATACAGTCAAACACTTAAAGGAATAATTATGTGCAGTTCTAATCCTGTAGAAGTTATTACAGACCCTATCTCTGATGTATTAGGTACATCAGGTGGTGGTGGTGGAATTCTTGGAGCAGCAGAAGATGTTGGTAAGGCTGTTAGTAATGTTGGTGCTTCTTTTGAAAAAGAAGTAGTTGAACCCTTGGGTGGTTATAAAGTTGTTGCACCACTTGCAGCAGCAGTAGCAGCGCCTTATCTTATTCCAGAACTAGCAGCACTTGCAGCACCAGAAGCAGCTTTTACTGGAGCAACAGAAACAGGTCTAGCAACATTAGCAGGAGAAGGCGCGGTTGCAGATACAGTTGGAGCAGCATTATTATCTGGAGCAACAGAACAAGCGGCAACACAAGCATTACCATACACACTCGCAGCAGATGCCTCTAACTTAGCAGCTAGTGGATTTAATGAGGCTACTATTGCACAGAACCTTACAGCATCAGGTGTAGATTCTTTTGTAGCACAAGATGCAGCAAGATTAGCAGCCCAAGGATTAAGCGAATCGGCTATTGCACAAAATCTAGCACAGTCTTATACGACAGCAGAATTAGCAGGAACAGGTATTACATCAAATGCTTTGGGTGCAGCATCTCAAGGAATAACTGCTGGTCAAGCCTTACAAGGTTTAAGAGCAGCAAGTGGCTTATTAGGTGGTAGACAACAACCACAGCAACAAATGCCACAAATGCAGATGGGCGGTAGAACACAGATGCCACAAGGCGCAGTAGATTACTCTGGCATTTATAACTTATTAGCTCTACAGAGAGCAAAAAATCCAAATTCTTTACTAGGATAAATTATGGCAATTGATCTATCAGCTTTATTCGGACAACAACCAGACTACTCTCAACTTGTTAGTCCTGCCGAGCAACAAAGAATACAGTCTAATGCTAACCAAGCAGCAGCACTAAATGCTGCTATTGCTTTATTGGGAGCATCTGGCAGAACAGCACAACCAATCAGCACAGGACAGGCTTTGGGTGGTGCATTAGGCGCAGGCATGGAAGGTTATCAGCAGTCGTTTGATAGAACGCTAAAGCAAATGTTAATTGGTTCTCAGTTAGGTGAATATAAGAAAAAGCAAGAGGCTCAACAAAGACTGCAAGCAGCTATTCAAGGTGCTACAAAAGAAGTTCCTCAGTTTGGTGTCGTTCCTACAGAAACAGGTGAAATGCCTACTGCGGAGACATTTTCAGCATTAACAATGCCATTACCACCTAAAAAAACTGTTGATTTTGCTAAATTACAAGAGTCTTTAATGCTTGAGGCTGCTGCACAAGATCCATTAAAGTTTTTAGAGTTAACTGCTAAATCAGAAAAAGCACCAGCTACTGTTCAAGAATATGAATATGCTGTAAGAAATGGTTTTAAAGGATCATTTACTGATTACATGGCAAAGAAAACACCTGGCACAAATATAACTGTTAAAACAGGTGAGGGAGTTGCTGCACAAGTTGGTAGTATGCTTAAAGATGCAAATATTCAAGCTCAAGGTGCAAACATTCAGATTGATGCAGCAGATCGAGTTATTGGTGCAGTAGATACAGGAAAAATTATTGCTGGTCCACTTGCAACACCACAATTAAAACTTGCTCAATTTGGTCAAATTTTGGGTGTTACAGGAAAAGATACAGCAGAAACTTTTGCTAATACTCGCCAAGCCATTCGTGGTTTTGCTGAACTTACATTACAAGGTCGCAAGTCAATGCGCGGTGAAGGTGCTATTACTGAAAGCGAAGGCAAGTTAGCTGAAAAAGCATTTTCAGGTGATATTGATAGCTTAACTCCTGCTGAAATTAGACAAATTGCTAACGCATCAAAACGGGTTGCTGAATATAGCATTGGCGAATACAACAGAAAACTAGACATCATAGGTAAAAACCCTGATCTAAAAGATGTTGTTGAAATTTATCGAGTTAGTCCTATACAACCAATGAAGCAAGGCAATATTAAAAGATTTAATCCAGCTACAGGAAAAGTAGAATGATTATTGATATTCCAAAAGTAGGGCAAGTAGAGTTTCCAGACTCTATGTCAGAAACCGATATAAACAAGGCTGCCAAAAAATTGTACGATGATGCTACTGCATCAGAAAAGCCACAAAAAGGCACTATGGCTCGTACAGCAGAAATAGTTACTAGAGGCATGGCTCAAACTGTGCCTGGTGCTGTTGCAGGAGGCGCAGTAGGAGGTGCGCCAGGCGCATTAATAGGTTCTATGGCTCTACCTATTGGCGATGCTTTAAATACGCTTGTAAACATGATTTCAGGCGGTGTAAACAAGGTTGCAGGCACAGAGATTCCACAGTTACAAATGCCTAGCCAAGTAGCAAGCCAAGCAATGACACAGATGGGTCTTGCAGAGCCACAAAGCCGAGGCGAAAGAATGCTTGAGGCAGGTGCTGGTGGTATTAGTTCTACATTAGCCCAATTGCCTGCTCTTATGAAATTAGGGCAACAAACAGTTAGTCCTGTTACAAGAGAAGTTTCTAAGCGTTTAGCAGAAGCACCTAAAGCACAAGTTGCTGCATCTGCACCATCTGCTGCTACTGCTCAGTATGTTACAGAAGCCACAGGTAGCCCCCTAGCAGGTATGATTGCTGGAGTTACAACTGCTGCACCATTTGGCATGACAGCCACTCGCAAGGCTAAAGGCGCACCAACAGCAGAGCAATTAGCACAAGAGTCTACAAATCTGTTTAACAGAGCTTCTGAGTCTGGTGTTTTGTTTCAATCTGATGCTTTTATTAACAGAATGGACAAAATTGGCAAAGATTTACGCACAGAAGGATACACACCAAAAGCGTATCCTAAGATTGCATCTGCCCTAGAAGAACTAACTAATCCAGCCACACCAAAAGATTTCACAGAACTACAATCTCTTAGAAAAATTATTAAAGGCGCACAAGCAAGTGCAGACCCACAAGAACGCAGATTAGCATCTATTCTTGTAGATGATTTTGACAATACTATTTTAAATGCACCTGATACTGCTTTAATTGGTGGTAGTAAAGAGTCTGTTCAAATGTGGAAAGATGCTCGATCAGCTTATAGCAAACTCAAGAAATCAGAGATTTTTGAGGATATGTTAAATAATGCTGAATTAGATAAGTCTAAATTTACAGCATCAGGCGCAGAAAACTCAATGGCTCAACAGTTACGACAGTTAGCTAAAAATGACAAAAAAATGCGCTTGTTTACTAAGCAAGAACAAGAGTCAATTGAAAATGCAGCTAAAGGTGGAACAACTCAGAATTTGCTTAAATTCTATGGTCGTTTTGCCCCAACAGGTGTTGTGTCAGGCATATTCTCAGGCGGTGCTATAGCATACGAACCAACAATAGGTGCGCCATTAGCAGCAGGAGCAGCAGCATCTCGTATGGGCGCAGAAGCAATGCGTAGAACAGCAATTGAAAACTTAGCAGCACAAATGCGCCTTGGAAGGATGCCAGAACTCCAACCAAGAACTTATAATGTACCTGTTACAGGGCTAAGAGGTCTATTATCTGGTGAATTTCAGACAGAACCACAGTAAAATTAAGGACATATCATGGCATACACAAAATATTCTCTAACCCCTGCTAATAATAATGCTGCACCGCCAGATGGTGCGCCAGAGGGGATGCTCCCATCAGCAGTAAACGATACTATGCGCGATATGATGGCGCAGATCCGAGATGTCGGAGATGGTATTCGAGATGGCACATATACAATGACTGCTGCCAAAATTACTGGTGGATCTATTACTGGCTTATCTAGCGCGTTGCCAGTAGCCTCTGGTGGTACAGGAGTTACTACTTCTACAGGTACTGTAAATGTAGTATTAAGCACATCACCAACAATAACCACCCCAACCCTTACAGGCTATACAGAAACAGTCGTAGCCATCGGTACAGTCGGTGCATCGCATACCTTTACTATATCGACAGGAACAGTACAGACTGCTACACTAACTGCTTCTACACCTTGCACATTTACTATGCCTACAGCTACTGCTGGAACATCGTTTATCCTAAGACTTACTCAGGCAGCTACAGGCATGACCACAGCAACCTTTACGGGTGTTAAATGGGCTGGCGGTACTGCTCCTACAATCACAGCCACAGCATCGGCAGTAGACATCATCAGTTTTATAGCGGTTGGTTCTACTTGGTATGGTAGTGCTATTCAAAACCTTTCATAAGGAATTCGATAATGTTTGGTTCTCGGAATTTCTTATTTGCTAAGAGTGCTGCCGCTGCTCCTGTTATTAGTGGTAAATTGTTTATGTGGGGCGATAATTTTGCTGGTGCATTAGGCACAGGAAATACAACTTATTACTCGTCACCAAAACAAGTTGGAGCATTAACTACTTGGTCAAAATTTTCCACAGGAAACCAAACGCTTGCAACTCAATCAAATGGAACTTTATGGTCTTGGGGTTTTGGTACTTATGGTGGATTAGGAAATGGAACAACGAGTCGTTCATCCCCAGTTCAAGTCGGTGCTTTAACAAATTGGGCTACACCAGTAACAGACCAATATAATACTGGATTCTGTATTAAAACAGATGGAACTTTATGGTCTTGGGGTCAAAATACTTATGGTCAATTAGGAAACGGAAATACAACTGACACTTCATCCCCTGTTCAAATTGGTTCTTCAACTAATTGGATTAAATTATCTGTTGGTAGTGGCTGTGTTTTAGCAGTCGATACTGCTGGTAAACTTTTTGCGTGGGGTAGAAATCAATGGGGTCAGTTGGGTTTAGGCGATACTACTAACCGTTCCTCACCTGTGCAAGTTGGCGCTTTAACTAATTGGAAAATTCCGAGCATAACATCAGTATTTTCTTTATGCACTAAAACAGACGGCACTTTATGGTCTTGGGGAAGAAATAATGTTGGTCAACTAGGACAGGGAAATACTACCAATCTTTCTTCTCCTGTACAAGTTGGCGCTTTGACTGATTGGGATATTTCATCAACAGGCAATGGATATATTAGTATGTGCGTTAAAACTAATGGCACATTGTGGACATGGGGTCAAGGCACTTTTGGTAAGTTAGGACTTGGAAATACAACTAACTATTCATCTCCAAAACAAGTAGGTGCTTTAACTAATTGGATTACACCTGTTGCTTTTGGTAGTAGCGGAATGTGCCTTAAATCAGATGGAACATTATGGTCTTGGGGTAGTAATTCTGCTGGTCAATTAGGACAAGGCAATACAACAAATTACTCATCCCCTAAACAAGTTGGTGCATTAACTACTTGGGCTGTACCAATGGGCAAAAATACTACAGCAGGTTGCATACAATCATGATGTATTTTTTATCAGGACTCCCTCGTTCAGGCTCTACTGTTTTGGCTGCATTGCTAAACCAGCGTAATGACATCCATGTAACGCCAACTTCAGGGCTTATTGATATATTTGGCTCTGTGGTTCAGACATGGGAAAACAACCCATCAACCAAGGGTCAAAGACAGACTAACGAGCATCTTTACGAAACACTTAGGAAATTAATTCCTGTGCGTGAGGATGGCAAGATTACTGTTGATAAGTCTAGGGGATGGGTAGCACCGCAGGTTCAAAAAACAATGAACGAAGTTCTTGGCTCACCGATGCGAATTGTAGCGACTGTTAGGGATGTGGCTACTTGTGCAGCATCCTTTGCCAAGATTGCTAAACCTAGTAACCTTGCTGAATTTTGTAATGGACAGCTAATTGGACACTTAAAAGGTTCTTACGCTGCCCTACACGAAGGCTATACAGAACACCCTGAAAACATCCTGTTTGTTGAGTACGATGAGTTGATGTCAGACCCACAGGCAATTATCACTAAAATAGAAACCTTTTGGAATCTACAACCATTTGTCCACGATTTTAATAATATTGACGGCAAATCAGTTGCAGAGGATGACGAGAACGCTTGGGGTATTCCTGGACTGCACGACATTAAGCCTGAATTAAAGAACACAGGCACATCCCCTAAAGAAGTTTTAGGTGAGTTTGAATACCGATTCCAAGCCCCTAAGTTTTGGAATGGTGAAACAGAACAGAAAAAAGATGTGCTAGATTTTCAAGTAGAAGCTGCTATGCGTGGTGAGTTTGAGGCTGCCGAAGCAATGAGCAGGATTCTTTTAGAAACAAGACCAAATGACGATAGGGCAGCCTTTAATCGTGGCTGGTACTCACTAAGACATGGCAATCTAAAAGAAGGCTTTGAGTTGCTAGATAGGGGTCGCAACGAAGAAGTTTTTGGTAATCCAAACCCCTCATCAATGCCTAAATACGATGGCAGACCCTTAAATGGTGAGGTTGTCTTATTGGTGTTAGAAGGTGGTCGTGGAGACCAAATACACGCTGCTAGATGGGCAAGAGAGATTGTCAGTCGTGGCGGTGTATGCGTGGTTTCCTGTATGCCTGAGTTGGCTGGTCTAATGATGTTGGTCGATGGAGTATCTGCAGTGGTTGAATCTAGGGCTGCTGGCGGTGTTTACCATGACTACCATGTACTAGGAATGTCAGGCTATCTCAGCTTCTTAACAGTTAACAATGCCCCTTATATCCCTTGCAAACCAAATAAACCTAACGGCAAGATTGGACTGCGGTGGCAAGGCAACCCAAGATTTGAGCATGAGCATAATCGGATATTTGACCCAGCACCTTTGTTTACAATACCTGCGGAATTAATTAGTCTGCAACGGGATGTGGGAATAGACAATATTCCTGACCATGTGCAAAAGCCTTGCTTAGATACTTGGTTGCATACCAAAGCGGTGATTGAGAGCGTGGATAAAGTTATTAGTTCTTGCACCTCAGTTGCACACTTAGCCGCAGCAATGGGTAAAGAAACTTGGATTATTAGCCCTGTATTGCCTTATTATTTATGGGCTGATGGTAAAGAATCTAGCATTTGGTATCGCAATGTTAGGTTGTTTAGACAAGAGAAATTTGGTGATTGGGATACCCCATTGGCTAAAGTGACTGGTGAATTTAACCAAAATATTAGGAGAATAAAATGAGTTTATATGTTCGTATTGAAAATGGTGAAGTTAAAGACTGCTGGGATACCCCACCTGATAGCAGACCTGGCTGGAAAAGTGCCATTGAGGTAAGACCTGCTATTACCCCACATCGTCAATACTACACAGGACATACCTTTGATATTACTAAAGACCCTGTAGAAATTGTTTATGGCGTTGCTGATGTGACTGTAGCTGACCGTAAAGAAAGCATGAAACAGCAAGCTGCAATGGCTTTTAATATTTTGTTTAGACAACAAGCATCTAATCCAGCTACATTTGACCCAGTAGCCTTGCAAGCTGCTAAAGATGCTGTTGCACCAAAACAAGCTGCTATTGAAGCCTGTACTACTCACGATGAATTGGATGCTCTCCTATGAAAAAAATACTCATTATGGGTTTGCCAAGCTCAGGTAAGACTTACTTAGCCCAAGCCCTAAAGAAGTATTTAGAAGTAAATGGTACTCGCAAAGACTATGGCGAATCATTTACTGGCTTTAACGCACAAGTAACATGGTTTAATGCAGATGAAGTGCGTAAAAAGTACAACGATTGGGATTTCTCCAATGAAGGCAGAATTCGTCAATCCCTACGCATGGCGCAGTTTGCCCTAGAAGCTGGCGGTGATTATGTAATCTGCGACTTTGTAGCACCTTTAGTAGAGATGCGTAATAACTTTAAGGCTGATTGGACTATTTGGGTCGATACGATTGCTAAAAGCCAGTACGAAGATACCAACAAAGCCTTTATCCCACCAACAGTCTATGACTTTAGAGTAACTGAGCAAGATTGCGAGAAATGGGCTGAGTTTATCGGCAATCACATTATTGAGAACAGGCGCAGACCTACCTTTAACTGGCAGAAAGAAACAGTACAGATGCTAGGCAGATGGCAACCTTGGCACGAAGGACACAGAGCCTTGTTTGAACGAGCCATTGCTAAGACAGGTCAAGTAGTAATACAGATTCGTGATTGTCAGGGCTGGAAAGGTAGTAACCCATTTGCTATTGAACAAGTAAAATCTAATATTAAAAGAGACTTAGATCCATTATTCCAAGGTCAGTACGAAATTCAGGTCGTTCCTAATATTACAAACATTACCTACGGCAGAGATGTAGGTTACAAGATTGAGCAAGAAACTTTTGATAAAACCATAACCGATATTTCCGCAACCAAGATTAGAGAGAGCATGGGCTTGAAATGAAAACAATAGATAAAAACGAGGCAGCTTTATCAGCCCATGAAGCTGTATGTGCTGAACGCTATACAGGTATAAATGCCAGGTTAAAGCGTTTAGAACAAATCCTAATAGGTTCTGCTGCTTTTATCATTGCTATCCTAATTTCTCTTGTTCTAAAACTAAATTAACTATGAACTATGTCCGATCAATTTGGGTTTTTGGAGGGCGCAAAGTCTTTTAGCGAAAGCGTAAAGACAGGCAAAGAAGCAGGTAAAGCTATAGGATCGTCTATCGAGGATGTCCAAAAAGAAGCAGCCTCGGTAGCACAACAAAAAGCCTTAGATCGTAGAAGGCAGATCAGAGAAGCAGAAGTCTTAAAAGAGCAG